GCAGATGGCGCACGTGTAGAGCTTGTTCCAAAGGTAATTAACCAACCAGATCCACGCGTTCCCGGATTTGCAACGTATGCATGGCTGGCAGAAGATTTGCTGCTATATGGGTACGGGTATATGCGCATTCTTGAGCTATATGCAGACACATATCGGATTCGTAGTGCAGAACGCATTGATCCAACACGCGTCACAATTAAAACAAATGCGATGGGAACCGAGATTGATTATTACTGCGTAGATTCAATTCCAGTGCCATACGATGGCGTTGGAAGTCTTGCAGTTTTCTACGGCGTAGATGAGGGTATTCTCAACAGAGCTGGTCGCACAATCAAAGCTGGTGCAGAGTTAGAACGCGCTGCGACAATGTATGCACGCGAACCAGTGCCAACAATGGTCTTGAAATCTAATGGCACTGCACTTCCAGCAGATCGCATTGCAAAGCTACTTGAATCCTGGGGGCAATCACGTCGCAATCGTTCAACTGCATTCTTGAACGCCGATGTGGAATTGCAGACACTCGGATTCGACCCAGAGAAGCTGCAACTCAATCAAGCTAGATCATACGTTGCAACAGAATTAGCCAGAGCAACAGGCATTCCGGCGTACTACGTAGATGCAGAATCTGGCTCAAGTATGACTTATTCCAACGCACAACTTGCGCGTCAATCTTTGCTGGATTTCTCTTTGCGTCCAATTATGACTGCCATTGAAGAGCGTCTTTCAATGACTGGCTTGGCCAATGATTTCGTTCCAGCATCACAGGAAGTCAAGTTCGATTTAGATGATTACTTGCGTGGATCAGCGAAAGAGCGCGCAGACGTTTACAAGATTCTCTACGACATCGGAGCTTTAACTTCCGATGAAATCCGACTAGAAGAGGAAATGATCCGATGAAAGAAACAAAGCCAACTCCAATGAATCTGGACTTCTCAATCAAGGTCACGGCAACGGACTTTCCAAAGCGCGAAATCTCTGGACGCATCGTCACATGGAACGAAGAAGGATCAACGTCAGCCGGCTCAACAATGTTCAAGCCTGGCTCCATAACTTTCAGCGATACGACTAAATTGCTACTTGAGCATCGTCGTGAATCTCCAATCGGATTCTTAAAAAGCTACGACGAAGATGAAGAAGGCATTTATGCAACATTTTCTATCGGCAAAACAACTGCCGGATCTGATGCTTTAGAAGAAGCATTCACTGGATTACGCGACGGCTTTAGTGTCGGCGTTCTAGCTGAAAAGTATAAGAACGTCGATGGCGTTCTAGTAATTAGCGCAAGTGCGCTCAAAGAAGTCTCTCTAGTAACAGAGCCAGCCATCAGAAGCGCAAAAGTGGCGGTCGCAGCTAGTGAGCCAGAAGATTCTGAATCCGTCGTGGAAACAGAAGAACAAACTACCGAAGGAGAAAACGAAGTGGAAACAACTCCAACCGTCACAGAAGCACCAGCCGAAACGGTTGAGGCTTCCAAAGTCGTACAGGCCGAGTCAGCTCGTCCGCTCTATTTCACATCACCACGATCACCAATCACAACAGGTGGCGCATATCTTGAGCACACAATCAAGGCAGGACTTGGCAACGAAGATTCTCGTCAGTATGTAAAAGCTGCTGACGATTCATTCACAACAAATCCAGCTTTCTCACCAGTGTCATATGTTCGTGACGTTGCACAAAACACAAACGCAGACCGTCCAGTAATTGACGCATGCGGTGGAACACGTCCATTGAGCACATACGGAATGACAGTGTCGATTCCTAAAATCACGGCTAACAGTACGGCCGCGACAGTGGCCGAAGGAGGAGATCCAACAGCAACTACTGCGATCACTTCCAGCTATGTGAACGCCACAGTTATCAAAAAAATGGGCTTCCAACGCTATTCAGTCGAATTGCTCGATCGGTCAGATCCCAGCTTTTATGAAATCATGTTGGCAAATCTCAGAGATGCCTATGCTCAGGCAACTGATGCTTATGTAATTGCTCAGATTACTGCTGGCGGAACTCAAGCAACTGCAACTGCTGCTGATTCAGCTGGATTGATTTCATTCGTATCAACAGAAGCACCAGCTGCTTATACTGCAACAAAGCGCACTGCTAAGTCATTCGTTTCAGGTACTTCCATCTGGGCGACGCTTCTTGGCGCAACTGATACAACAGGACGTCCAATCTACAACGCTGGAAATCCTATGAACAACGCAGGATCTGCGGTTCCAACATCAATTCGCGGAAACGTTCTTGGACTTGATTACTATGTAGATCCAAACATGGTTGCAACATCAATCGATGAATCAGCATTTATCATCGAGCCACGTTCAATTGAAATCTTCGAATCTCCTGCTCTTACATTGGCAACAAATGTGCCAACGACTGGAGAAATTGAGATTTCACTCTACGGTTACATCGCAGCTCAAGCCGTCTTCGCAGGTGGCCTACGTCGCTTCAACCTAACCTAAGCAAACTAATCATGGGCTAGGTGCGCTCCCGTATCTAGCCCAGCAGCTCACGAAAGGAAACAGAGATGCCAGCAATCATTACAGTCGCCAGTCTTAGACAGGTTCTTGGCGTCTCTGTTTCTCTTTATTCAAACGATTATCTTGAAAGCATTATTGATTCAGCCGAGCAGGTAATTCTGCCGCTATTGACTGCCAATCAAAACTCAGTCGCCGCCGTTTATCTTCAAAACAATGTTGCCTATTACATAACACAGAAGCCGAACACATTCGTAGCTGGTCAAAGTGTTGTCATTACAGGTTGCGTTCCAGCTACATTCAACGGAACACAGACAGTCACATCAAATTACTATGATCCATTTCCATATTTGCCTTTCGCTTATCCGGCTCCTTATTTCTATTTCACATGCGCAATCACAAATGCAGACATTACATTTCGCCCAGTAATACCGGGCGGCGTTGTTTATCTATCTGGGGCAGACGCGGCCACGCTCTATGCGAATACCGACGCAGTCGAACAGGCGGTCACCATCGTCAGCGTTGAGATATTCCAGAGCGTGGTCGCACCCGGCGGTCAGATTGAAGGCGTAGATTTCGCTCCGTCGCCATTTCGTATGGGAAGATCACTTCAAAATCGCGTCATTGGCCTTTTAGGTAATTACATCGACGTCTCAACGATGGCTATGTAGATGCCTACTCCAACGTCAATCGCGACCAATATCAGAGGCACACTTGCCACTGCACTTGGATCAGTAGCTGCATCAGTATATTCGACCGTGCCAGAGGCCGTCATTCCACCAGCTTGCGTTATTGTTCCGGACGCACCCTATTTAGAAACGACGACAATCGGTAAAAGTACGGTACGCGTGAAAGTCAATTTAGTCGTAAGTGCCGCCGTTGCATATAACAACAACGCCGGAGCACTGGATAATCTTGAGCAGTTAATCATAAGCATTATGCAAGCGATGCCAACTGGATACGTTGTCGGAGACGTTCAACAACCGACAATTCAATCAGTCGGAGCATCGAATCTACTAGTGGCGGATCTCGCGGTCAGCACTTACTACACACAAGAAACTATCTAAGGAGACAAAGAAATGCCAACAACAATCGTCACCGGTCGCGACATAACCTTCACCCTTGCGACTGTCAATTATGACGCACAGACAACGGCGGTCACGCTAGTCAATGCACCAGTCATCACGACATATCAGACACTTGATGGAAAAGCCTACAAGCACATTGATGATCAATGGACACTTAATGTCGAGCTTCTTGCAGACTGGGGCGCAACTTCATCACTCTTTGAAGCGATGTGGACTGCGTTCACTTCTGCTCCTAACACTGCACTTGCATTCACACTTGTCTCAGCTACCGGCGCATCATTTGCTGGCACTGCATTCCCAGTAGCTCCAACTGCTGGCGGCGCAGCTCCAGATGCACAAACTGATTCTTGGGCGATGCTTTGCGCATCAACACCAATCTTAACAATTAGCTAATCGAAACAGAAACGGGAGCACAGAATGAAACTACCAATCACAATCGAATACATGTCCGGAGAATCTGCAACCTACACGGCGCAACCGCCAGAGTGGGCTAAGTGGGAGCAAAAGACAGGCAACACAATTTCGCAGGCGCAGGAGAAGATCGGAATCTCTGATCTTCTCTTCCTTGCGTGGAATGCCATGAAGCGTGAAGCTGGTGGCAAGCCCATCAAAGGCTATGAAGTCTGGTGCGAAACAGTGGCAGATGTGCAGGTGGGAGACAACAACCCAAAAGTCACAGAGCCGGAAGTGTAAGTCGATTATTGGTTGAAGTCGCTATTGCGACAGGCATACCGATGGGAGAATGGACTTCGGCAGACGACATCTTGACGGCGATTGAGATATTGGAGAAACGAAATGGCGTTTAAGGCGACGAAAGGGCAGGGAACCTTTCGCATTGAAGTTGAGCCTTATGCGCTGAAGAATCTGATTTCAACACTCAATCTCTTAGACAAAGAAACGCAGGGTCGAGTCCGAGATGCTGCTCAACCGTTATCTAAGCGACTAGCTGGACAGATCATGATGTTCGGACATGGTTCACCGACTCCACAGACAAAGCTTGTCTTGCAATCAATTGTCACTCCACGCGATCGATTGATTCGCGTCGATATAGGTGGAGCAAAGAAAGTCGGTCGTGCCTATGGTGGACGACCAAGTAAAAGCGGCAAAGGAGCAAAGGTTGGACGCACTCAAGCTCCAGCCGGCGCACTTCTTTGGGGCTCAGAATATGGATCACGTCCAGGACTCGACAGAGCAGGACGCAAATACACAAACCGATTCAAGGTTCCATATAATCGCGAAGGATATTGGTTGAATAAAAGCGTGGACTTCTACACTCCAGTCGTTGCGCAGGAGTATATTTCAATCGTTAAAGGAATCATCAACGATTTGGGGCTCAAATAATGGCAGGCATTCCAAAGGTAAAGATAACCTTCGATGCTGACTTTGATGATCTCAAAAAAGGCATAAAAGGTTCTCAGGCAGAAGTCGAAACCTTTGCCGACAAGGTAGGAGACTTCGGCAAGAAAGCTGCCGTTGCCTTTGGTGTCGCCGCCGCCGCAATCGGTGCATTCGCATTGTCAGCAGTTAAAGCCGCCGCAGAAGATGAAACTGCACAAACTAAACTTCAAGAAACTATCCGCAATACTACGAACGCAACAACAGAGCAGATTGCCGGCATAGATAAATACATCACGGCTCAAAGTATTGCTACGGCTACGACCGATGATGTTATTCGTCCGGCGTTGTCTCGACTATTGCGAGCAACTGGGGATCTTACAAAGTCTCAAGAATTGCTCACATTAAGCCAAGAAATATCTGTGGCAACCGGCAAGCCATTGGAAGCAGTGACAAACGCCGTTGCAAAGAGCTTTGAAGGATCTAATACTGCGCTTGGCAAATTAGGCATTGGCATTGATGCGGCAACGCTCAAAACTATGACATTTGATGAAACTCAAAAACTTCTCAACACGACCTTTGATGGATTTATTGAAAATCAATCTGAAACGGCTGCGTTTAAGTTTAAGCAAATTAGCATCGCGGTTGATGAATCAAAAGAAGCTATTGGCGCAGCTCTATTGCCAGTAGTCAAAGAATTAGCAGATTTTCTTATTGTCTCAGTCGTTCCGGCAATTGAATCATTCGTCGCAGGATTAACTGGTGAAGATAGCCTGGCTGAAGGTCTTACAGAATCACAGAAAAAAGCGGTCGAGTGGGGCAACAACGTCCGAAAAGTAATTGACACAGTTATCGATCTCAAAGATGAATTGATTGCAGTAGCCGTTGTTATTGGAACAGTTTTTGTTGTTTCCAAAATTGCTGCCGGTGTGACTGCCACAATTGCCTTAATCAAGAGCTTGATTACTGCCTACAATTTGCTTAAAACAACTGCAATTGTGACCGGAGTCGCAACGGCATTCGCTCTCAATCCTTTGCTAGGTGTTGGAGCGGTTGCACTTGCCGCCGGTGTCTTAGCTGCTGCAAATGCCTTAGCAAATAAAAGTGGCGGCGAGACAACTTTCGCAACTGGTGGCGCACCCGGATTTATTACAGGCGGCAGTGGCAACTCTGGCACATACACCAAAGAAGAAACAAAACTTATTGCCGCCGCTCAAGGTGTTGAAAATGCTAGAAAAGCTGCTGCTGATGCCGCGATGGGATTGAAGGGCGCGTCTGGTAGTAATGCCTTCGCAGGACTTGGACTTGGTACTGCTGGCGGCACAATCAATTCTTCTGATTATTCTCAACGTAACGCTGGTATGGCCTCAATAAATCTGACAGTCAATGGAGCAATCGACGCCGAAGGTACTGCCCGCACAATCGTCAAGACTCTTAACGATTCCTTCTATCGTGGCACTGGCGGAGCGTCCGCACTTCAGGCAATCTAATGACGCAGTGGGCTCCAGTCTGGCGCGTTGAAATTGCCGGCGTTGATGTTACCGATTCGGTGTTGGCCAATCTGACGATTACGTCAGGGCGCACAAATATCTATGAACAAGCCCAAGCCGGCTATTGCTCGGTTAATCTCATCGTCTTTGGTCAAGCTGCATTACCTTACGAAATCAACGACACAATCTCAATTGAAGTGCAGGACACATCGGCCGTCTATGTGCCAATCTTCGGCGGATCCGTGGTGGACATCGCCGTAAGCGTCTCTCAGGTTGGTTCAACGGCTTACACTCAAGAAGTCACCATCACGGCTCTAGGAGCCCTTGCAAGGCTTCAGAAGGCTCTCACAAATGGCGTCTTGTCTCATGACTTTGACGGCGACCAGATAGAGACAATCTTGCGCGAAGTGCTCTTTGCGCAGTGGCAACAGGTTCCAGCAGCTCTTACGTGGGCGACTTATGATCCGACTGTTCAATGGCAAGATGCTGAAAATAACGGACTGGGCGAAATTGACACTCCAGGCAATTATGAGTTGGCACAACGCTCATCAGATCGCATCATTATCTATGACTTAGTCGCCGCGCTCGCCAGTAGCGGATTAGGTTATTTATATGAAGACGCCTTTGGCCTTATCTCCTATGCAGATTCGACACATCGAACGAATTACCTTGCAGCTAACGGATACACGGATCTCACTGCCAATCACGCGCTAGGGCAAGGCATAACCATAAAGACAAGGGCAGGCGATGTCAGAAATGACATCACCATTAGCTACGGCCAAAACTCATCTAATCAGGTCAGCGACACAGATCCAGCATCGATTGCACTTTATGGCGATTTATCGCAAATCTTTACAACAACCTTGCGACATTCGCATGATGCCGTAGATCAAGCCGCGTTCTATTTGGCACTGCGAGCTTATCCTCAGCCTATATTTGATTCCATTACCTACGCATTAACCAATCCAGAGCTAGACAACGGCGATCGTAATGCTCTTATCAACATCTTTATGGGTCAGCCAATAGCCCTCAATGATCTTCCGCCGAATATGTCGTCGGGAACCTTTCAGGGCTTCGTCGAGGGCTGGACTTTCCGCGCTTCATACAATCAACTAGACATCACTCTTCTCATGTCGCCATTGGCCTATTCACTGCAAGCCATGCGATGGAATGATGTGCCAATCAATGAGCGCTGGAACACCGTGTCGCCGACTTTAGAGTGGCAATATGCCACAATAGTCTCATAACGAAAGGAAACACTTATGGCAAATCCAACTACAAATTATGGCTTTGTTCTACCGACGGCCACTGATTTGGTCACGGATCTTCCGGCTGACTTTGACGTTGCGTTGCAAGGCGTTGATACCAGACTAAAAGCATTACAACCTGGCACAACACTTGGCGATCTTGCTTATTCATCAGCAACGGCCAACACAAACACTCGTTTAGGCATTGGTTCAACAGGTAACATCTTAACCGTTGCCGGCGGTGTTCCGACTTGGGCTGCACCGGCTGGCGGCGGTAAAGTCCTACAGGTAGTCACTGCCACTACATCGACTTCAACAAATATCGCATCAACAACCTTTACAGACACTACTTTGACTGCAACAATCACACCAACACTTGCCACAAGCAAAGTCTTGGTATTGGTATCTCAACAGATGTACGCATATCGCGACACTGGTGGAATT